CCATTCACAAATCCAGTCACCTCAGTTCCAATTCCAACACCAGAAACTTTAAGTATTCTGGTATCTGCATCCCAACTCTTAACTCTGGCTTCAGTTCCTGAAGTCTGACCTTTAACAATTTCATTAAATTTATAATTTCCACCTGATATTGTTACGGGAGATGCGATGGTAACTGTGGGTGCTACAGTGTATCCAGCACCTGGATTTGTAATTCTCAAACTACTAAGAATATTATTAGTTTCATCTAAAACAGCAACAGCTGTTGCATTGATTCCTCCAACAGGAGCTGTTGAAATCGCAACAATTGGAGCTGAAGTATATCCTCCTCCTTCTGCGGTAATTGTAAAATCAATAACACCTTTAGATACAGTTTCTATTGATGCTGTAGCAGCAGCTCCGACTCCGCTTCCACTTACAAATGTTATATTTGGTGGAGTTACATATCCAGAACCAGCATTAGTTAGTATTATTTCTTTCACCGCATGTGCACCACCTCTTGTTGTTGTGATTGCGACAGCAGTGGCATCAACACCACCAGGTGGTGCTGGTGTAATGAATACTGAGGGAGGTGTTAAGTATCCATAACCATCATTGTTTAAAAATAGATTAGAAATATATCCTGTTGGCTGACTTAAAATAGAAGTCACAGTTGCTGTACTTCCAGCACCAGCAAGAGTAAGAGTTGTAATAAATCCAGTGTCTTCAATAACAGTATCTATTTGTTCGATTGAAGTATCAATAACTTCATCCTCATATTCAAATAATTCACATTTTAATTCATAAACATAATTTTTTCCTAGTTGATAGAAAGGATTTTCATGTTCTACAAATTTTACTTCAAATAATCTATTTCCAAGAGGGAAGAAAACCAAATCTCCTTCTCTAGGACGTGTAATCAAAGATATCTCAGAATCAGGAACTGCTTCCATGAAAGGAGCAATAAAATCAAGAAATCTTTCTTGTGATATTGTCAGTGTAACTTCATCTCTTAAACTTACTCCAAATTTGGTCATTATATCACCTTGACCAGAGTATCCCTCATAAGTATTCACATACGCTTCAATTAGAAAATTATCATCAAATTTTGATGATTGAATTTCATTTAAAACTGTTTCTTTGTTTACAAATTTACGTGGAATGTATGTAACTTCTACACCATATATTTGTAGTTGCTCATTGATTAAACTTTGAACTAATCTTTGTTCAGTTTGAGAGCCTTGGAGAAAAAAGGGATTTAATGCCATAATTCATCACCCT